ACAAGAGAACCACCACTATTATTGGTGTCGGCATTTGCTGTAAACCCAAGGGTAAAACCAGTGGGGTTTAAAGATGTAAGGGCATTAGCATCTGTATATGCAGCATTTGTTAAGTCTGAATATAAAAAATTGTTTATGCCTCTAACACTATCAAATAAAAAATGATGGTAGGCACTACTTCTTGATTTAATCCATACAAAATCAGGTTGAAATCCTGTTGTAATAGATTGCGTTGCGCCTGTTCCTGTGTAAGTTACTGGCGTGAAGAAAGTGTTAGCCAAAGTCGCACTTGTCGCACCAATAGTAGGCGTAGGCAAGTTCTGTGTGCAAAGTGCTTTGAAGCCACTTGGGGCTGTGTAGGCAAATGGGCGTTGACCGAAGTTGCAGTCCATTACGCCGTAGTCCCCGTTATAACTAAAGATGAATGGGACTAACTCACGCCCTGCTGTACCACCAATAGTTCCTGTTGCCAATGAAGTGTTGTTTCTACGGAATGTAAATGTGTTAGCACCAAGGTCAACAGCAACAGACAAAACATCTCCACTTAAAAACGCAACACCGCCATCAGTAAAAGCCCCAGAAAAGTTTTTGTAGTAACCGTTGTCTTCCAAAACTAAAGCATCTGTCGAGACGGGAGGGCTTGTTGTTGAATTAAATACAGTTGAAAGTACAAAACCAAAAGCATTATACCCAGAGTTGGTCGCACGGGGCGAATATGGTGCATTTGCTAAAGTAACTTCCCAATACCATTGTCCTGTTGATACAGATATTGTTCCGGTTGGACGCTTATCTTGATTAGCGCCTACATATCGCAAATTAGCTTGCGAGTAAGTTCCTGTGGTTGTAGTAAGCGGATTCAACGTGCAGTAATTCCCCCGCACCTCACCACCCACACCAGTATCAGTTCCATACGATGTAGGCACATCAACCATGCTGTCATTGCCAACACCCGCAGTCACGCTAAAGTTATTAGGCGTCCAGTTGTTGCCGTTACCTGAGTAATCTTTACCCAATGTAGCGGCTGTTGTGTTGCTGTTGTCTGAGAAGTTTAGATAGAAGCCGTTAGTGCCGTATGTTCCCGAAAATGCTTTAGGTTGCCATACGCCTGTTTGTGCGTTGGTTTCGCCAAAAGATGATGGTGTTAGGGCTTGACCATCAATCAGATTTACCTCGGTAATGTAGCCGTTAAATAGGTTTGTTGTGCCAGTAAAAGTCCCAATGTAATGCGCCCCGTTGTAATTAACAGCGGTATCTAAGTTTTGTGTTGGCGCGTTGTTAGTGCTAAACGCAGTAATTTCAGAACCGTTTAAATATACTTTTACACGGTTTGCCGCAGTTGCTTGCGTTGTGTCAACGGCAAGAACAATGTGATACCAAGCAGATGGATCACGAAATACCTGTGTCGTTGTTCTTAACGTAGTGTTATACAGCTGAATTTCCAACGCATCTACACCGTTTGTAAAACCAACCCAAAAATATCCACTATCTGTATTAGCAAAATAACTGTCAAATAATTCTTGTATTGTGCCTAAAGTTGAACGTTTTACCCATGCACTCCATGTCCATGTTCTGCGATTTGTAGCAGTTGCAGGAGTACGAGTTAGATACGTAGAATCCGCACTATTAAAACGCAAACTGCGTGAGATTTGATAGCCGCCACTCGGACGGGTTAGCAATGTGTCTTTAGCCGCAAACATTATGCGAACGCCTGTGCGTATGTGCCAAACCAAGATGTGCCGTTAGCCACAAAGGTCAGAATATCAACGGCTGATGCAGTTGCTGTGATTGTGGGTGCAGTCCCACCGGGGAACTTCACTGATGTAAACACCGCAGTGCCACTTCCTCCAGATGCTTGGGTCACAATCAATATGAACGATTTACCCGCCGTTGCTGTTGGCATCGTGAACGTACAAGCAGTTGACGCTGTTAATGTTACTGTCTGAACAGTTCCACTTGTCAAAGACAGCGTGTTAGAAGATGTAACAGTGCCAATAGCCACCACAGATTCAACATAGTTTGTTACTGTTGGGTTGGTCAGGGTCTTGTTGGTCAGAGTGTCGGTTGTCGCTCTGCCCACTAAGGTGTCTGTACTTGTTGGTAGCGTCAATGTGCCAGTGTTGCTGATGCTTGAGATTATTGGCGTTGTCAGGGTCTTGTTGGTAAAAGTTTCCGAACCCGCCAAAGTAGCCAATGTTCCCGTTGTGGGGAAAGTGACGTTTGTTGTGCCTGTCAGAGTCCTTGTATAGGCAAAGTTGCCAGAGCCTGTGACAGTCATTGCCGCATTATTGGATACACCCGTACCACCACCAACAGGGCTAAGAATACCCGTTGAGCCAATGCTAGAAACTTTTACATAGTCTGTGCCGTTGTAATAAACAAAAGCTTTTTCACCAACTGCAATTGACACACCTGTTTGGCCGGAGGCTTTGAACGTTACCGCGCTTGTAGCGCCTGCGTGATCCACCATGTACAGTTTGCTGTAGCTGGGGCCTGTGATGACCTTGGTAACAGTTTGTGTGCCAGTGATGCGGATCACCATGTACTGGGCTGTGGTGGAAGTTATCGCGTTTCCTGACGAGCTACCCGTAGTGTTTGCCAGAGTAATAGCGCCATCACCTGCAAAAGATAATGTGCCTGCAATGGCAATATCAAGGTAGTCAGAAATACCGTAGTTGACTGTATCGCCCCACGTACCAGAGAGCGTTCCCTGTGTGGGGGTGACCAAGCCCAAAAGAGTCGTCGTTGCTGCCATGTTCGTTCCTTACGAAGTATTTGTATTCTGCCAAACTGTTGACTGTTTGTCATCTATTAATTGCCAAACATTTGATTGCTTGTCGTCAATAAGCTTCCAGTAAACAGCCACCACACTTCCAACACTGCCTGTTGCCCCGTTGCCCGTCAAACCAAACGTCCTAGGCGTACCCATTGTTCCCACAGCACCCGTTGAACCTACACCGGACAACTCAACTATTCTCTCGGGTGTTACCGTACCAACAAAAGCCAATGCTTGGTTAGAGTTCAGCGGCACAATCGGCCCACCAACCTCACCCTGTGCGTAGTTACCCGTAATGCCTAGAGTACTTGTAGCTACAACTGTACCTACACTACCCGTTGCCGCAGTGCCTGTTAATGCTTTACTGCTGTCATTTACTACTGATCCAACCGCGCCAGAAGCATCAACTCCTGTTAACGCAATTGACCGCGCCGCAACAGATACATTACCAACCTCGCCTGTAGCACCTACGCCCGTAATCCCAAATCCGTAACCAAACCCTACGTTAGTACCGCCCCAAACTCCGTCACCCCAAGCGTCGTAGCCCCAAGGCGTACCATTTAAACCTGTTGCACTGACTCCAGTCAAAGCAACCGTAACCGAAGCACCTACCGTACCAACCGATGCAACCGCTAAATCACCAAGCTCTGCGGCTGACTGACTCTGCGTAACTGTACCAACTGCCCCCGAAGCGCCTACACCCGTAATCGCTACAGAAACGATAGGCGAGGCGGTGCCAACAGTTGAAACAGCTTCGTTGCCTGTAAGAGCAAGTGCGCCACCCCAAGTGTTATCACCCCACGCATTATCGCCCCACCCGAGAGCCATACACTACCTTCAGGTTGTAGCGATACGCAACAACGCAGCAGCAGTGGTATTAGCAGGCATAGTCAATGTAAATGTACCAGCGGTAATTGTTTGAGAACCAAAGGTATGTACGCTGACAGCCTTATTACTCTGAGTAGAGTTATAAATAAATACTGTGTCAAATGCAGTCGTCAAAGTCACGGTTGTGTACGTAATTGAAGCCGAAGGCGTCCAGTAAGCAGTTCCCGCAGTTGTTGATGTATTAGAAGACGCTGGCACAGTTGCGTTTGTCACCGTCACACCGCCTGCCGTGTACCCAGTACCAGACACTTCACCAGTAGCAGAGTACACAGTTGTTGATGCATTTAATGTAGCCGATGCTAAATACAAAGCTGCTTTAAACGTGTCAGCCGCGCTAGAACCACGAGTAGGCGCTACGCCAAAATTATGAGTTGCAGTAAAAACTTCGCCTAAAAACGAAGTGCACATTGCTTGTGTATTTGCCATGATGGTTCCTTATGTAAGAGATGCTGCTTCAGCAACAATGGGGGGCATTTTCTTCAGGGCTACATGGGCTGAACGATGCACCAATTCACCCTCTAACCAATACTCCACCCAAGTGGTGTATTCGTTCTCATTATCGACGACTCCCTCTCTTTTCTCAAGCAGAGATTCATCCATATCACCTTTGGTTGTAGTAATCAATTTGAACTCCTAATCAATGAAGTGGTTGCGCCGTTGGTCGGCATGGTAATTGTGAATGTGGTCGTAGAAGTCTTGTCTGAACCAAAGTCCAACACAGCAACAGACTTATTACCTTGCGTGACGTTATAAATTAACGCGCATCTTGCGGTTAACGCGGCAGTCCAAGCAATATTGGGGAAGCCTACATACGCCGTAGAGCCAGAAGTGCTGACTGTAATAGGTGTTAACTGCGATCCGCCCGCTGCGTACGTACCCGTAGCCGCCACTTCATTATCTGTGCTGTACACGGTTGTGTCTTCATTCAGATTAGCATTAGCCGTATACAGAGCAATCTTGATAACGTCAGTCGTCAGGTCATGAATACCTTGATACAACTGCGCCTTAAAGCTGGTAGTTTGGGTTTGGACAATCGCCATATCAAGTTACCTTCTGACGGAACTGACCAGAACGATAAGCGTCTTGACGCTCCATACCATCGCCCAAACGTTTTGCAAGCGCCAAAGCTTCTTGATACTTGCCGTTATACAACGCCATCATGTCTTGCTCACCCTTCATGTAGGTGTAAGCCTCAACCAATGAGCCGTACAAAAGCACTGTATCAAAGTTGTCACCAAGCCATGTTTGACCATCTGATGCAACTGTAATGGACTCTGGGTAATAGTAATAGTGCAGCTCAACGCCATAACTTTTATCCGCTGTCGGGCCAATTATGAACGAAAGTTCGTCATAGATTGTAGAACTCAATACTGTTGGGCCAAACAACGCGTAGTACTTAGGCGTACCTGTATCTGTTGTTGGGTTAGGGTATGCCTGACGGATAAAGTTAACGTCTTTATTAAGCAAATATTCGTAGTTGCCATCACCGTCAATAACTGCCATTGAATAGACAGCTAAGAAGTCAAGCGGGCAATCTAAATACTTTGTGTTAATAGCGATCGTGCTGGTAACGTTCTTGCGAATGGAAGGGAACTGCACCGAGTTATAAATGCGTTGCTCAGCCTGAGTTACAAAGACAGGAATCTCCGCCACGAAGCTAGTCTCCGTGTTCTCCGTGTAGGCTTGGATAGCAGCTTTTAACTCGGTGTAATTCATGCCATTGGGCCTCTAGACATCAGACCTTTAGTAGCTGCGCCTGTACCGCGCATCTTGATGCCAGTTGTTTTAACAGGCTCATTACCAGCAGACTTGCTAATGTTGCCAATAGTCACATCGTACTCGTCAAGCTTGCTTTTGTTTGGGCGTGCGGCAAGCTGGCTTGTAGCCTCTTTAGCGCGGTCAACGTAAGCTGAAGCGGGTTTATTGTTGCGATTAGACCCAGTTTTAATTGGGGGGCTATTCTTTGTAGTTGGTTTAACTTGTGTAGCCATGATTAACCTCGTTTCTGATTAGCGACTTTAGCCAAATTACGGCCCATAGACATCATGTCTGCATTGGTTTTGCCGCCCTTGCCTTTGCCACCCTTAGCACCACTTTCAATACCAACGGTTGGGCCGCTATCACCAAGGTTTGTGCCTTTAGTTTTACCTGATTTGGTAACGCCATCTGCTGCTTTTCTGAATCCCATTTTAATCTCCTAAGTAACTGTTACCGTAACTGTACCAACATATGTCGTTGCCACCAAGTAATTTGGTGTTAAAGACGCATCAAAAGTACTCGACCCACCAACTGGAGCCCAGCCCCATTGAATATCCCGAGAACCACCTGTAACGTAACCAGCAGCATCCGGGGCATTACTGGTTGAGTTAACTGTCTGCAATCCATTTGTACCAGCCGTGTAGTAAGTCGTATCTCTACGGGGATTACGCACAGCCTGTGGATCATCAACTGGATACATGCCTAGCAACAACTGCGGCTGATCTGGATCCCAGCACTCAGGACAAACAAGCAGATTGTAAATCTTGGTCTTCTGAATTTCTTTACGAAGCGCCGTTAGTTTGAACTGGAAGCCACAGCGATCGCACATGGCGATACTGTTCTTACCGGAAGCAAACCTATTGCCCATTTACGTACCGCTTCCAATAAACATTTGCCTCGGTACAAACCGCAAAGAAGCATGTTCCTGATCTTCGCCAGCAGCTAATTGCCAAGCCTCATCGTATTGAGCTTTTAGGACGTCCAGACGCTGAGCGCCATTCTCTACCTTAAGTGCAAGATAGTAGGCGAGTCCAGCAACCAAGCAGGGCAGGAAACGGAAAGGTACATCCATAGTCCTAGTGCCGCCACCTGCGTCATCAATACGGCGCATACGCCAGTAAACGAATTGGTAGGTTTGTGATCCATCGGGAGTCGGCCAAACAGTTACGGATGGCAAGTTTTGTGAGTAAACAGCAGCGGCAGTTGAGTGCGCCACTGCAGTTGTATTATTTTGGCCACGGAAACAGTTCATCAACTGATTGCCGCTGATGTAGCCGTACTGAACAGTTTCAGATTCAATCAGGACAAAACCAGTGGTAGCCAAACCAACTGTAGAAGTCAGTGTGATTGTGGTATCTGTGGCTGAGATTCCACCATTTAATGTAGTCCCTACGGACGATGTTTGGCCGTCTAAACGCTGGAACCACACCTGAATTGGGCGGGCTTGCTGCAGTTTATTAGGGATGGTCGCATAGGTAGAAACACTGATACGGGTAATTGTCAGGTCAGATTGCGTGGAAGAGTTACCCGCGCCCGTACGAATTACATGTTCTAGCAAATCCACAGTGTCATTCGGCAGCGCGTATGTAGCTAAACCTTGAGTAAAGGTAAGCGTCCCTTGCTCAAACGTCCACATGTTAATGCCACGGTTTGCCCAGTCTGCAAAAAGAAGATTCAAACTTCGTCTTGCAGTACGTAAGTCGTAGCCCGTGCGAAGTTCAGAGCCCGCACGCTCAAACGCTTCCTCAACGATCTCCGTGAGGTCAAGATTAAACGCTGCAACTCCAGAAGTGGTCATCTAAATCCCGCCGTTTTCTTTGCAATTGTTTTAGGTTGCGCTACAAACTGCTTTCCAGCTTGTTTACCTGCACGTTTTGCACGTGTGGTAGCGGCGTATTCTGATGGTGACAAAGACTTGATAGCTGCTTCAGGCAAGTATCTCTCCCCCGTCTTACTCGACGGTTTGCCAGACTTAGTGCGCCATTTCTGGTCGCCCCAGTCTTTAAGAGACTTTTGCGGAGCTTTCAATCTCTATACCCCCACCGGAAGCTTTATACTTTTTAGCGACAAGCTGGGCCTTGCGTGCTGACCATTGTCCTGCACCCGTACCTTGCGTAGCTGCGGCCTTTACCTGAGACACAATCCGCTTACGCAGACTGGGTTTAGTGTAGTTGCCAGCCGCATTTACTTTGCCGCCTTCAGCATACTGTGTGAAATCAGTGTTATCCCGACGAGCTTTACGCTTGCCCTTGGGCATTTTGCTTGGGTTAATATCACCCATTCCTCGGGATGCGATCATAGTTACACCATCTTTCCGCGTGTTCTACCTTTGGTACAGCAGCCATCGGCGCGGCTAGAAGCGGTCATACCACCCTTAGCTTTTTTGCTTACGGATGCGCCATCAACGTCTTGCGGCACGGGCATGCCTTCACGGAAGACTGAGTCTTTAGGTGCGGTCTTCTTAGGTGCTGGTGCCTTGGGCGCGGACTTTTTAGAAGCCGGTACGCCTTCAGGGTCTGTGGGTGGTTTACCCATTTCAGCAGTGTAGACTGGATCGGCCATGGCTTAGCACATCTTTCCGCGAGTCTTGCCTTTTACAGCAATACCATCAGCGCGTTTAGAAGCGGAGGAAGAAGTCATACCACCGGAAGCCATCTTTTTAGCGGCTCCGCCTTTTTTCATACCCATACCAGAACCGCTAAAATCAACGCTGTTTCCACCACGGTTTTTACCGGCAAAGGCGGCACGCAGACGCTCGCCAACAGAGCGCGTATCAGTTGTGCTACCGCTTCTAGCACGCTCACGGCTTAACTTCATACGATCAGATAAAGACAGCTTTGTTTCGTCAGCAGGGGCTGCTTTAGCGGCGGCTTTAGATTCAGCCTTTGGAGCAGCTTTAGGGGCGGCTTTGGGCATATTTTTAGCAGCGGCTTTGGCCGTAGGTGTTACGGTTCTACCAGAACCTGCATCGCCAAATTGCCCGGCTTCTTCCGCAGCGCTACCATCGCCCATTTCTTTGAGCGGAGCTTTAGGCTCTGCTTCATAAGCTTTGTTAGCCGCTTCCATTTCGTCTACATCACTACCAGTGGCACCGTTATAACGTTTCATGTTTAGCTCCTTAAGTTAGCAGGGCCTGCCGCCCATGTTCATTTTTACTATTTTGCCTTTGGTTTTACCCTTAGACGCAACGCCATTTGGTGTCTTACCAGTCTTTACAGGAGCCATACCGGTTGGCTTTCCCGCCTTAGAAAATTGCATAAATTTAGCTGCACCACCTTTTTTAAGCGTTAAAGATGTACCCTTGCCGCCTTTATGCTCTTGGGCATCATGCTGTTTAAAGGCTTTTTTAATCATAGCCTTGTCTTGCATTTTGTCCATCTTCATGTCTTCTTTCATGTCGCTCTTAGCCATACCGCCGCCTTTCATGATTGACATCTTCCCATGAAGTGTCTTTGGTTTGTTAACTTTTTGAAGGTCAGGACGAGCGTATCCGCCAGAACCAAACTTCTTTCCTTTATCCGCTTCATCAAAGTCTTTTCCAACACTTTGCGGTATCCCAACTTTTTTGGCAAATGCAGGGTTATGTGCAATTGCTGCCATAAAGTTATGTTGTTTTTTAGAACTACTCGGCATCTTTTTTCCTTCGAATTATTTCAGCAAAGGGTTTACCCGCAATCATTTCAGTGATCCGCATGCCTGTCCACACAATCGTAAACAGTGCGGCAACTGCAGGAAGTAGTTGCATTACCGTGCCGATAGCCGTAACAGCGGCAACGCCATCCGCTACATTCTTTAAGGTTTCAACGTTTTCTTGGTTCATACCATACGCCCTTTTGTCTTGCCTTTGGTAGCACAACCATCAGCCGCAGTTACATAACCGCCATCAGCACAATTCCACGCTCTCAAAGATTTATTAATCCTTGAATCTGGGTCGTTGGCTGTCTTTGCGCTGGTCAGCTTCTTTTTCATTCCACTCATCCTCGCACAGAAAGAGTCGCGCCGGGAGCCGCCTTCGGGCTGGGGCCGTTTCAAATTCATGCCTTGCGCTTTGGCAGAGGCTCGCCCCTTGGCGTTCAAACCACCCTCGGGGTTCTTGCCTTCTGCTCTCTGCCATGCGGGACTCTTAGCCATAAAACACCACTGCGGTTGTAGTTGCTGACACCACTGCGGAGATGTTAGTACTGCATTTGATACCTTCTCCGGGAAACATCATGTAAATAGAACCCGCAGCTGCTGGTGCGGTAAAAGAGAACATAGCTGTACCGCTTGTACCGTCATTTAATACAACCGTTGCGCCTGTTGAGTAGCTAATTGATATACCTTTAATGCGGGCTGGGCCAGCAAAAATAGTGGTGGTTGCATTAGCCGCCGCTGCGCCTGATTTAACGTCTGTTTGCATCATAATTAATCTCCTTAAAAATGGGGGCCGAAGCCCCCTAGACTAATTATTGCTGGGAAGGGGCAGGAGACTGAGTACCGTTAGATTCTGCTACAGAGTACACAATAGTGTATTGAACAGTACCAACAGTTACGTTGGCAACGGTAGGACGTACAGTAGCAATAACTGTTACATCTGTAGTTCCAACACCAGCGCCGTTAGGAGAAGCTGTAGTAGCCGCACCACACCAATTACCCAACTTAGCCGCCGCGCCAGTGTTGGCTAAACGACCTTGAGTTGTAATATCTGTAGAAGCCCAATACAAAGCTGTTGAGCCTGTAATGCCCAAAGACATATTTGCGGCAGTAGAGCCAGTAAACGCAACCAAAGTATCAATGTGAATACTGTCAATTTGCGAGCCTGCGGGAATAGTAAACAATGTAGTTGTTGTGTCGGCAGTGTAAACAGCACCGTCATAAACAACTTTTTTAGTTTGTGTTACTGTAGTAGCACCAGTATTTTGAATCGTACCAGCAGTAGTGCCGGTAGTGTTTTTAACAGTGCCGAGCAGCCAAGGGCCTAGGTGTGTTGCGAATCCCATGATGTTTCCTTACATACAAGTTAAGTGCATCAATCTGTATGTCGTCAGCCGGGACTGTTTGATGCACCGGAAAGCCCGGATTAAAGTCAATATACACCAAATAAAAAGGGGGCACAAGGCCCCCTTCCAATATTTCCGAAGAAATATTTAATTTATCAGGACGAACCGGGTGAGCCAAAAGTGCCCAACGGATCAGACCAGCCGAAGCTATAACGCTCACGGGCTTTGTAACGAACGTTACCTGTGTCGAAGTCACCGTCCATCTTGTTCTCCAAAGGAGAGCGGATGAAATGCTTCAGACCGTTAGGCACATCAGTAGTCAAATACCAGCCGTTTGTATCGGTCAGATAGTGATTAATGGTGTAGCCTTCAGGGATTGAACCGTTGTTCTTTAACGCATTGATGTCGTTGTCAGTTGTACCAACGCGGAGGCTGGTTTCCAACAAACGAGTAGCAACGAATTGCAGAGCTGGGGGAACAATCAATTTCTTAGGCTTAGCAGCGATCAAAAGACCACGCTCGTCTGTCCAAGCAGCGATTTGAATAACGGCGGCTTCCAAAGAAGTCTCGTTCAAGTCAGCGGCTGTAGAAGGACGGTTGCTGTTTGTGCCACCAGAAACCAAGGGGTGGGCAGTGCTATACAAAGCAACGCCGTCGCCACCGGGGTAGGCTGCGCTGAAACCGTTGTTGATAACGGCGGCAGCTTTAACCTGCTTGGTGTATGCCATAGCACGAGCCAAAGCTTTGGTGTAACGAGCAGACAGTGAGTCATACAAGTTATCTTCCACAGCTTCTTCAGTGATGGAGAAGCCTAAAGCGATAGTCTCGTGGTTGTAGCGAGTTGTCCATGCCTCTTGTGCATTGTCATAAGCGATGGCAGAGCCCTCGTTCTTAACAGGAGCAGCAGAGAAACCAGACAGTTTGGTCTCTTCTTCGAAGGAACGCTCAGAGGTTTCAGTCTCATAAATTTCTTTATGTTCTTCACCGTAGCGTGCGTACTCCATGCCGAACAAAGCGTTCAGACCGGGAAGGAGTTCCTTAAGTAGTTGTGCGCGTGAAATTGCCATTTTAAGTTACTCCTTAAGCAATGCTGGTACCAGCATAGTACTGATGCTGGCCAAAGTTGATTTTGACCAAGATCTCTGGGTACTGCATGAACACAAGTGTGGAACTTGCACCAAAAGCAGCAGCAGGGGCTTGATTCAAAATAAACGATGTAGCACCGGCAGCGGCTGCGGTGTCGACAAAAGAACCGGAAGAAATGTATTGACCATTTGAATCCAGCGAACCAACGTCAGTACCAACAACCAACGCGCTTGGCAGAGCCGAGCAAGTGACGGTAGCGGTAGAAATGCTGGTATAAGTAGCAGTTCCCAAAGAAACAGCCGTGTCAGTCACCAATCCAAGCACGCGAACGGGCAAAGATGAAGTGGTAGCAGGGGTGTCGCTAGGTGCAAGAATGGCGTTCTTAGAGTTGCCAGTCGCAGTGCTACCTGTGTTGTTAATCATGGCCAAGTTTTGACCAATCATAGCGCGAGCGCCAGAAGCAACAGCGGTAGTAGCAGAACAAACAACACCCTTGAACACTTGGTCAGGATCGTCAGCAACAATAGCTACTGCATCACCAGCCGCAGTTGATGCGGGCCAGTATTGCGAGAAGGTCAACTGTTTAGTGACGGGGTTTGTGTAACGGCATCCCAAGAAGATACCTGTTTGATTGCCTGCTGTGCCAGTAGTCACAGACAGACGAACGATTTCACCACGAGACAATCCTACGTAATCGCCGTAGAAAATGGCCGTGCTGTAACCGTTAGTAATCGGATATTCACGAGTAGAACCCGCAAATACCTGACCCCCGATCAAATTGATCGGTTTTAGCCCGTAAGGGGCGTCAACAACCGGATAAGCCATAAAAGACTCCTATATTTAAGTACCAGAACCGAAAGTGACCTTGGTTCTCTTCTCTGAGAAAAGAGGCATCCTAGGATCATTTTCACGAAGGAAATTATTGTCCACTGAATCCACCTGAGACTTGTTTAGGTTCTCATAGTACTTGGCTCGTTGAGCCATGAACTCGGTTGGAATACGACAGAGCAATAAACCGCCCACTTCAATGTTGCCTTTAAAGCGACCTTCAGTGGAAGCGTGCATCATGAGCTCGGGATATTCTTCTGCTTTGCAGGGTTCGTATCCTTCGCGTAACTTAGAAGAAATGTTACTTGGATCTGCGCTGCCCATAGTGCTAGTACGTACATACCTATGAGTCCAACCGGGACGGTCGTCAGGCATAGGTAATGTCTCAGGAGGACGCCACGCCTCTGGGCGAGCGAATGTTTCCCGAGTGTCTAGTTCACGTGAAGCGCGATTTTGTGTCTTTCCAGACGATAAAACTTGATCCATAATTAACCTCTTTTAAGTTGAGCAACCTGTTTAGCGTATTCTTCCAAAGGAACCCCAAGACGGCGAGCAATCGCTGCTTCGGATGCCTTCAGCCTAATACGATTAGGCGGAGTGCTACGTGAGGCCGGAGCCACAACAGTAGCGGGTTTTGTTGCACGGCGCGGAGGTTCATCCTCGTAAGCCGGTTCTGATACCTTTTTCGAAGGTGTATCATCTTCATAGCTCTGAGCACCGTCATAGTACTCAGGAAATCGTCGACGCATTGTAGCGTCTACTCGTTTGTAGTATTCATCAGAACCCACAAAGTTAGCACCGTGTTCCTTTGCCAGCTTTTGATGCAACCCGAGGGCGGAAGCTGTCATTTCAGGATCGGTACCAAACCAAGTGTTTTTCTGCATCCAACTTTCATCTTTTGGAGTAACAGAAGGTTGATTTGTACTACGTTGTTGTATTTGTACATTATTTTCTTCGACTTGTAAAGGTCTCATGTTCTGAACCTTGTCAAGATTCAGCGTAGCCCGTGAAACTTCTGCTTGTGCGTCTACCACAGCATCGGAATCTCCAGACTCATAAGCTTCCTTATACTTCTTTTTGGCATTCTCAAATTCCATCTCTGCGGAACTTTTTGACTGCTCAATGTACGCCCTTGACCCAAGCGACACTTGTTCTTGTAGCTTGCGGTTCTGATCCCACAATTGCTTGGCTAGCTTCTCAGCAGCCTCGCGTTCACGCAGTGCTTCTTCTTTAGCACGGCGCTCATCGTGGTATCCACGTGTAAATTTCTTCAGACGGGTTTGGACTTTCTCGTCGTAAGAGGCGAGTTCATCTTCAGTGGGGTCTTCAGGTGGTGATTCATCGGGCTTGCGACCGCGATCTTTTTTAGGTGTGTCGTCTTCGATTTCTACATCAAATCCGCCATCATCTTCTTCTGCTGCGGGTTTACCCTTAGCTTCTTCCTCTACTTCATGAGGAAATTTAAAGTCATCTTCAAACTCAGTTTGTGCCATTAGTTACTCCTTATGCTGCACGTGTAATTCCACGGGGGTCTTCCACAACTGCTTCAACCGAATCATCATTGAGGATACGGAATTCACGGCCATGGATCTTCAGACGGGTGCCTGAATTTGGGCGGCAGATGATGAAATCACCTTCCTTGCAACTCGGCCCGCTAGGGAAACGAGTGGTATCTTTATAGCAGTCAGGCCCAAGCTTGACGACAAATAGAACGGGAGTGAGTACTTCCTCAAAATGCATTGATTGGCTGGATTTTATAATTCCAACCTCACTATCTGCGTACTCCTGCATAGCTTCAGGCACCACACACAAAATGTGAAATGTACGTGGGTCAGGCAACTGCTTAGCTTTGTCTTCAGATGGCTTATTAAGAATGCCAGACAAGTCAACAGCAGCGAGGTCAAATTCAGTCATCAGATTTCTCCATTTTTTGCACGAGGTCATTAATAATGTTTTCTGCTAGGTTAAGACCTCGGATTACCCCACAGATACTTCGATACTCTTCAATGTCAGCGGCTCTGCCGTTGGCAAGATGAAAAGCTTGCTCTTCTTTTAACTTCTCAATCTCTTTAGCGACGTGCGCTAATAGTTTGTAGTCGTTCAATCTCTCTCCCTCTTAGGTTTTTGATTTGCTCTTTGGCCTGCCATTTGGATGGCCATCTGAGCCTTGTGCTTGGCGATGTCAGCGCCAATTCTTACCCCTTCAAGCTCTTGGTGCTTTTGAAGTTTGTCTTTTGCAGCGGCTGCGCTTGCACCAACTTGCATAGCCGCAATTTCTTTCTGAGCCGCAATACGTGACTCTTCAATCTTGAGTTGGTCAGCTTTAGCTGCCGCGTCAATCTGTTGTTTTTGTGCCTTAAGCTGGAGCTCTTGCATTTTGATTTGCAACTCTTGCTGCTGCATCTGGATGAGGGGATCCTGCATTTGCTGCTGTACTTGCTGTTGAGCCGCCGCTGCTTGAGCTTGTTGAGTCATACGAGTTGACGCCTGTGCAGCAAGCTGTGCAACTTGTGCAGCCACTTCTGGAGCCATGTTCTTTTCTTGCTCCTCTGTTGGTAACAACAAGCCAACTGTCTGCTCAATCTCCTTGCGATACGCGTATGCCAAGTGCTCGTTGATGTGAGCCATCATTGCTGCAGTGAGTGCTTGACCTTGTGGAGTCTGCTGAATAAGCCCCATGATCTTGGGGTTCTGAAGCATGCTTGTGTGCACTGCAATATGAGCTTGGTGATCCTGCTCAATAAACGCTTTAGCAGGTTTGCCAGTCAACACGTTCTGGTTCTCTTGCACTGGGTCTGTAGCTTTAGCATCATCCTCAATCGGGATCAACTTAGCTGCGTTCTTGATACCCAACACCTCAATCATCTGGCGGTGCAAGAGTGGCAAGTTGTACAGTTGTGGTGCTGTCTGCGCGAGTTGAAGTGCGGCTTGATACTGCACAATCTTCTGCGCCATCGTTGCCGCGTTTGGATCGCTCACAGGAATTACAGCAACCATGTCGTAGTCAGACTTCTTAGCACGACGTGAACCATCCACTGGCTCGTAGTCATACTCTTCTGGTGTGTAGTCAGCGATGATTGCTTTCAAAAGACGGAACTCTTGACGCATTGAGTAGTGCATACGTGCTTGCACGGCACCCATCACCTTCAACGTACGCTCAAGAATTGCCAGTGTTGTACCCACGGGTGCTTGCGCACTCATGTCGCTAACGTTCATGTCTCCTGCGGATGCGAACTGTCTACCCTCTTGCACAATGTTCTGGAACAAGGCGAAGAGAACCTGACTGGGTTCTTTGTACGGCAGTGGCAAAATGTTGTCTCGGATGGATCCGCTTGGTACGTCAACATCACGAAACTCTCCCGGTGCGATAGGCGTGTCGTCGCCCTTGACCCTGAGTCCTCGTGACTTGAGGCCTCCCGGTAAGTTAGATAGCGTACCTGCATCAACGAGCTGCCTGATGAGCATGGTCGCGCTCTTCGCATATCCGCCGATAAGGTGAATGAGACCATATCCATAAAAGCCAAACCCCGGTATATATTGGTAATGTACAAAGTGCTGACGCTTAATGTGCAACTCATCATCTTCATACCAATTGCGGCGAATAGCAAGAATCTTAGTTGTTGCTTTCTCAACAGTCACAACATAGGGCAGTGCTATGCCCGTCATCTCACCATCTTTGTCCTTGTGCTCGTATCCCTTCAAGTCAAGGTCAACGTGCATCTCAAGTATGCGGAACCGCTCATCCTGCAGTGCTGACATGCCTGTCTCTTCAGCTTTCTGTTTCTCAATATCATCAAGCTCACCGGAGGGTTCACCTAAATCTACGTCGCTGTAGAACCCAGCTTCTTGAAGTTTAAGAATCTCATTCTCAGTCTTACGCATCACGTGCGTGACCCGCTCGGCACGCTCTAAATTAGATGCGCCATAGGGAACAACAATGTCTTCCGCTGGGATGAACATTGCAACTTGACGTCCAATGCTTGGGTCGTAGTAAACCTTCTTAAACGCTGAGCCAGACAGAGGTAAATTCCACAATAACTTCTCATGCTCTGGGCGGTACTCAACCATTACCTCAGTAAGCTGGTAGTTCATGTCTTCTCTTACGCGAGCAGATGCTTCTTCTTTTACAGGCGTATCTTTCCCCAAGATTTGCGTCTTTACTGGGCCAGCAGCGGGGAACGTCTCCATGATGCCTTCACTTTGAAAGCGCACAACGGACTCAGTCAACATGGGGTGAAACACACCACAAGCACCGTTCCATGGCTCTGTTCTTTCCTCGTACTTGAGACCCAGTAGCTTCAAGCCTTCAACGTAGGTTCTGATCCAATCTTTACGATCGTTGATGTCTTTATCAAAATCAGCAACCAACTCACCACCTAAAGAATCAAGCGCACTGTCAGACATAAAGTCAGCAAGGTTGGCATCAAAGTCTTCGTCGGTATTCTCGTCATCGGGAGAGAGTTCAATCTCAATATCACCCATGCCAATACGTACGCTTTCTGGGTCTTCGATCTCAATCTCCAATGGAGGAGCCATACCCATATCATCTTCAATACCCAAGGGGGCTGCGTACAAACCTTTGTCCATAGAACTTGTTGCCATTTTTAATCCTTAAACTGTGTAAAACCGCTCGCGGCGGTGGCTTTTAAACCATTGAATTTCTTCGGGTTCATCGCTTGGTAAACGTAAGAACCCACCCTGACGAAAGCGCATTAACGCTAGAGTTGTTGCGTCAACCAAGTCATCATGCTCCCCAGATGGGAACGCCGCAATCTCGTCCACTAACTCTTCTGCCCAGCGGGTCTGTGGAACCCACACTTTTCCACTTGCAATTATGTCTGAGACTGAGTTCAAACGGGCAATTTTGTCTTGGCCCTTACTAGGCGTGTACTCTTGCACCGGTATGCCCATTGCTCTCAGGTCATAGATCAACGGCGCACCGGACGCTTTCTTCTCCACAATCAGTGAGTCAGGCTCATACTCTTTATATTCTCTGAGCACGTCTCGTTTCAGTTCTGGGAACTCAACCCGCTTTTTATACGTGTTGAGAAGAATGATATTCGGCGCAAAGTTGTCCTCTTCACAGTTGAAGATGCCCCACGTCGTACCTGCGGAATAGTCAGCCCGCTGGGTTTTCTCAAACGCCGTGTCCCATGACTGGAGGATGTAATCGCAAATGGGCGGAGCGTCTTTATCCCACCACTTCCACCAATCGCGCTTAACAATAGCTGACTCGTTACCTACAGGATTCTGCTGATATTGGGCTTGCCACTTGGAATTTGGCAGTTCTTCACGAAGTGCTTCAAGCTCTTCAAGACTCCAAAACTGGGGCCAAAGTGGTCTTCCAGAGGGCAAAATAGCAGGGAATTCAATGACTTCCCACTCTTCACCACTGCGTTGCGCTGCACTTTTTAGCACCTGACCGGTCAAATCTCGCTGTGCCCAGCGTGTCATAACTACAACAATAGCTCCACCCGGCTGCAAACGCTGACGAGGGCCGGATGTATACCACTCATACACCTTGTCATACACTTCTGGGTTACTAGCTGCCATCGCAGCCTCTTGTTCTGAGTGCGGATCGTCAATAATGAGCACATCTGCGCCCTTACCGGTCACTGTACCGCCCACACCAATCGCAAAATAGTCACCACCCTTGCTGGTATTCCATCTTCCGGCTGCTTTTGAGTCTTGTTGGAGCGCTAAATTGGGAAAAATGCTGCTGTAAACCTCAGAATCCACCAAATTTCGCACTTTTCGACCAAAACCTACCGCCAATTCGCCCGTATTAGACGCCTGAATAACTTTTTTATGTGGAAACTTACCCAAAAACCAAGCTGGAAGCAAGTATGAAGCAAACTCAGACTTAGTATGACGGGGAGGCATATTAATAATAAGCCGCTTACAAGTCCCGTTTGCCACACGTTCAAAGGCATCCGCCATTCTCTTGTGGTGTGCACCAGAAATGAATGTGGGCCATACTCGTTCAACGAACTTGATGAATTTTTCTTGGCATAGTTCACGGTCTTTGAGTTTCTCGAGTTTAATCAGTGAGGCTTCCAGCACGCGCAGGTCAGCTTCCGACATCTTGCCGGACTTAATCGCCGCTTCGATCTCTTTAAGCGTTAGGTTGTTGGACATCAGGTACGTCTTGGCGGGTATTTTCTGATTCGAATCCCGCGTCTGTTGATTCGCTTGGGCCTAGTAGCGTATCCAGATCATCTAGGGGCGTTACATCCGTAACATCTGCATTCATGAGCCGTTTGATGCGTTCTTTAATAGAGTCTTCCAAACCTTTGCTCGTAGTGTGGTGCACAGTAATCTCACTACGTTCAGTGAACAGGCCAATATCGGAATGTTTGCCCAAAAGCTCAAGCGCTTTGATCTCAATCTTGGCATCACCGCAGTCAGACAGGGTGACTAACTTATTGGTAATGTATGTGCGTGCTTGCTGAATATCTGCAAAAGCTTGGAAGTCAAACTTCTTAATAAGGACTGATGCCGCTTTCGCTTCTGCCGGTACGGATATGTGCTTAGGTGCAGTGGGTTTATCGGTACCGTTAAAAAGCTCCGCTGTTTTGTGCAGGTCTTTATCTTCGTAGTCAAGGCCGGGGCCGAGCTTATCGATCAGGTTTGAGGTATTTACAGCGATGGCGATGCCGTCCTTGTGAGTCTTGGGTTGCTCATCGGACATATCAAATGGCAGAGGCTTGTCTGCGCTTGGCTGTATTTCAATCATAGGCACCGAGTAGTTATCGGGAATGGCCGAAATGTAACACTGTTTTTAATTTTTTGCAAAAATTTTTTTTGATGGCTCGATTTATTTTGCACCGGGGGGTGTTTCTAGATTGGGCTTGATAACGTTGTGGTACAGAATTGTATAGGGGGTGGGGGGATTTTTAAAAATGAGTATCGAGTGAGCAACACACTGTGTATAGGATCACGGGACTCCTTATGTCAAAAATGGGGTGGTGGGGTGTCGGTGTCGTCAATATCTAACATTTGTTAGACCATGCCCCTATTGAAATATCGTATAGAAAACACTTGCAAAGTGTACCACGTTTTGCTAATATAGACCTATGGCAACAAAAAAGTTTTGTTTCCATGCTTAGGTGATCGGCGGATATTCCAAGATCACCATTGTTAGAAAAGGTTAGATTATGTCTACTCAAGTTATTGTCTCTCCCGCCGTTGACACCGGCATTTTATCCATCGCACGCAATGCCCTTGTTGAGGGTGTTACAAAAACCGGTGTTGTCATTGACAACTACTCTAACGCCATTGCATCGGTTTTCGATCGCAAAGACACCAACGGCAAAATCATTGCAAAGTGGTTTGCTCTTGATGGAAAAGAGGCTAAGGGTATCAAGTTAGAAAAATCATTGTTTGCTAACACCCTGATGGATCGTGATCCTAAGTTCATTAAATCCATTGATGCGGATGGAAAGCGTACCCCTACGGCAACAGTAGACACCTATTGGATGCGCGTAAAAATCGCTAGCGGTTATGTGCCAAAAGGTAAGTTAAAAGGTTCAAATGACGTTGACGCAAAAACGGCAACAGAATTGAAAACCATGATAAACCGGATTTTAGGTGCGGAAGAAGCCGGACAAGAGTGCCACGCTAGCACAATCTTGGAAAACCTTAAGAACAGTTATTTTGTTCTTACTGGTGAGGCTTACAACGCTAACAAGTAAGTAAACGACAGAACCT